ACTGGTTGTGACGCATATGGTCCAACCGATGGGGGGAAATTAGTTAACAGATCTAACGCATCTGATGTATCAAATGCAACTACGCGAGTGTTTCCTCTTAAAATTTGATACGTTGGATTGTTTTGTACAGCTTCGTCAACATATTTTTTATTTGGAATATCGTCATCACTTGTAACATTTAATTCGTAATTTGTTGTACCAAGTACGGATAATACACCAGCACCTGTACTGATCAGATTTAAGTCGCCGTTTGGATTTGCTGCTGTTGGTTCTGTTAGTATTTGATTTACTACCAATCGACTTTCTTCAAAATTGTATGATCCTTCAGTACCGCCTGCAATTATCCAGGCATCTGAATTTTCATTGTACAGCAAGAAACTGTCGCCGGTTGCTGCTATACCTCTATCTACACGAATACCTGCGTAGGTTAAGGTTACTCCAGCTCCAGTTTCGCCGTTGTTTACTGTGATAATATTATCAACTACATCTAAATTTGCAGCAGAGATGGTTAATGTATCACCTTCGACGATAAGATTGCCCGTAACACGCAATTCACCAACCCCAGGTCCGGTATCAACAGTTACCCTGTTACCGATAGGAGTTTTGATGTTATAGTCGCCGTTGACTTTTAGAAACTCACCCATGCTTAAATCCTAATTTAGATTGCTGTTAAAACAATATAATCTGCTGATGAATCGTTTTCTAAGTACCAAGTGTAACGTGTAGCATCGTGGTTAGTAGCAGCATTTGAATCTTCACCGCGGTTAAATCCACCGCTTAATACTGGGCTTGATGGAAAACCGTGAGCCACTTTGCGTGTAATTTTAGCGATTGGTACTAGATTTTGATCTAATAATCCTGTTGTAGAGCCTCGCATTAAAATCTCGCCGTTGGCGTTTGGTGTTGTATCAACTAGCTTTCCTACTTTTCTAATACCGTCATAAAACAATGCTACCCCTGCGTTTGTTGCTGTAGCTGCATTAGAAATAGTGATAGATGATGTACTAACAATAGATTCAATCACAGAACCGTCTGGAATACCTACTCCGTGTATTGCAGAACCTACTGAAAATTCGTATTGTGCATCTGTAGGGTCTGTACTAACTGATGTAATTGTTTTACTGCCTAACGTGGTATTTCCAGTTACAGCACTAGCCATACCAAATTGTCTTGCAACAACAAATGTATTTGCACCTCGTTGTTTAACTATAGAATAATCTGTAGCTAATGCTGAGCTAAAGTAACCACTTACTGTAATTCCTGTATTTGCACCAATACCATTTCTAATTGCATCTGTACCTAATATATCTTTCTTTAATGGACGTCCCATTTTGTTTCTCCTTAATTTGACGTTTTAGGTCTACGGGGATGGTTACCCCATAAGTCTTGCCCTATGCAAGTTCTTTCATAGACATTATATTTATCTTTTGCTGAGCAATGCCATAAGCTCTATTTTTTCTACCGTTAATAATACCCTATTAATTTCGTCTATGGCTTCTTGGGCACGCTCTAAATAAATTTTTTTATGTGTTTGTCTATAGCCTATTAGTGCTTCACTGTATTTTTTAATAAACTGTTCTACAATGTTTTCTATTTTAACAACATCGTGTTTAAACATTGGAAAACGTTGTTTCCATTTATTAATCATCTGTCGTATTTTTGGAAAATCTTTTTCTGATGTAATGTGCATATAGATATTTAAGTCAAACAAAAAGGACCCGGGGGTCCTTTTTGAACTTGCTTTACTTGAACTACTTCTTAGGAGAATTTCAAGTTAGCTGTTGTAACAGCAACTTTTCCTAAGTAGTCAGCTGCATTACCAAGTGATGATGCAGTATTTGTTAACTCAACATAACCATAACGTGTCATGAAGCTAACTACTGGTTCAAATGTAGCTGGATCTAACACAACACCGCTTGACATCAATGGGATGTATGGGCAGTAGAATGCTGCTGCGTCAGATTCGCTAGAACCTTTGTAACCAACTAATACGTCATCAGTTGTAGCATAACCGTTAACATAAACACGCATTGCTGAATTCAATGTACCAACAAACTTAGTGTTTGTAGGAGCTTCGAATGTACCTTCTGTAGTACGTGCAAATGCTGATGTTGTTGCTGATTGAAGGATTGTTAATGTCGTTGGAGACACAACAGCCCAGTTACCAGCACCACGACGTGTACGTTGTGCAATCAAGTTAGCTGTACGGTTGATTTGAACAGCTAAAGCAGCATGCTCGTCACCAACGAATGTAGCAGTACCTGATACAAAACCTTGATCGTATGTTAATACAGTTCCAGCTAAGTTAGATAAAGAAGAAATAACTTCTTGATCGATTTCAGCTGTAATTTCTTGTGCTAAAGCAGCCATGATTTCCGCTTCGATGTCAATGCCTTGTTGGGCTTGTGCATCTTGAGCAGCTTCAAACGTCCAGCGAGCTGACAATTTACGTGTCTTAGCTTCAACTGTTTGTTTCAAGATTTGAATGCTTAAACGGTTACCAGCTGTACCTTCTAAAGCCGCTGTTGAAGCAGCTCTGTCAGTGGCAGCAGCACCGGAATAACCTTCTGCAATCTTGAATGGGCTTAATGCCTCATCACCAGCTGTTGTATCTGTACCGTTTGTGCTGTTAAAGCTATCGCTGTAACGAACACGTAAAGTATGGATTTGGCCAACTGGGCCAGTCATTGGTTGTACACCTACTAACTCGTTAGCAATAACGGTAGGCATAACACGTCTGATCACTGGAAGGATCACACGATTTAAAGTTGCAACGTTGCCAGATGATGTTGCGCCAGCAGTAGCAGACTCAGCCAAATACTTGCGGGTATTTTCGAGAGTCGTTGCCATTACTGAACGCTTGTTACCTTGAAGACCTTCTAAAAGGGCTTCTTTAGTTTCACTCCAGCGTGACTCGAGTAATTGTGACATTATAGTTCTCCTTAAACTTTTAGTCCCGCAAGCCTGCGGATGTCAAAAATCTCAGCACCTTTTTCTTCAGTGCTGATTGTTTGTGCCTGCTTATTGCCTGTAATTTCTTTAGCCTCTGTTAATGCTTTTTTAGACGGAGTGCCACCATTCATTACTGCTGGTAGATACTTGTCAAAAGCATTGTATAATTTATCAGTTTGAACTGATTCTAGTAATTCGCTCATTACAGAACGCTTGTCACCACCTAACGGACCTAACAATTCAGACATAACGTCCTTACGTTGAGCACCTTCTTTGATAACTGCAATTTCTTTTTCTTTGCTTGTTACTAGTGTTTGTGTTTCTGCAACAATTTTTGCTGCTTCTTCAAGTTCTTGAGCTTTTTGATCAATAACTTTTAGAAGTTTAGCTGTCTCTGATTTCTCATTGAGATGGCTTGCAGCATACTCACTTGCAAATGATTCAAAAATTCTGCGACCAAAATCATTTCTACGAGCAGCATCAATGTCTTCTTTCAACTGTGTCATTTCAGATTTAATACCTTTCGATACTGTTTCTTTGATGATTTGAGCTGACTTAGCAATAAAATCGTTCTTAACTGTTTCAAATTTAGCCTTGCTTTCGCGAACTAATTTTACTTTAGTTTCGGCTAAATCTTTCTTGTCAGCGTGGAATTCTGCGATTTCTTTCGCTAGTGCGTCCACAATGAATGATTCATATTTTGCAACATTGCCTGCCACTGCTTTGCGATCTTCGTGTAGTTCTGCAATTTCTTTCTTAAGATTATTAAGAATGAAAGATTCTAAAACGCTAGCATCTTCTTGCATTTTTGCTGCATATTTTGCACGAGCTTCAATAAGTCCTTGACGGTCTTCTGCCAATTCACCTAGTTCTGCTTGTAGGCGATCTGCTAGCATAGATTCAACAGCTTCTACCATAGCGCCTTTATCGTGTTCATATTTTTGAGCAAACTCTTCACGGAGTTCAGCTGTAACTTGATCACGGTTTTCTTGAATTCTGCTATTCCAAGCAGTTTCAATTTCCGATTTAATTTCCTCGGAAATCACATTGTTTTCAAACAATTGTTTTACAATATCTAACATGTGATTCTCCTCGTTTTATTTGAGACCCTTGATGATTTTCACCAAGCTCTCTTTTAGATAACGTTGTGCCTTTGGGTCGCCTTGGATTTCTTGCGCAATTTTAAGTGCCTGGTATCCACCTTGATTATTCATCAAGTGTTCGTAAACTGGTGTAGGGTAAGCTCCAGGAGCTGATGGTTGAGCAACAACATCTACAGTAATAATTTCAAATCCTTGAACATTACCGCTGCCGTCAACTTCACCTGATCCTCTTGAGCTAACACCTAATTTAACTCCCGACGTGAGCATAGTTTCAATCAACTTGCCCATGGGTGTCGGGAGTATTTTAAGTTTTCCGTAGCCGTTAGGTCCATCCATCCACATTTTCGTG